GTTTTGAAGAGTTATAACGGAGTGAAGTACATTACTGGGGTAGATAAGAACCAACCTAAGCTGAAATCATCTGCTGCAGCAGCAGAAATTACAGTTGAGGCTACAATGGTCTCATTATCTTTTACCCCGGTGTACGCAAAAACATGAGTGTTTTGCATCTCCGCATGGGCTGTTGTATTTAGAGAACGACCATATAGAAATTTTCGATTCCAATAGAATGGAACTTCAAATTCTACACCACCTAAGGCGTTTCCTAGAGTTTGCCGGTAAAAACCAGCCATATTGTTGCGTGTATGATAAGTATCTATCCAGTCCGTGCCAGTGTAGGTAGTATTACTTAAGTTACTAGGTAATATAACTGGTAGGTTGAATGGGTGATCACGAAGGACAATGCAATCAAGATCTTTTCGTTCACTAGCAATGGCCATTTGGTATCTTATACCCCCTCTGAAACCTAAGTATGCTGGGGCGAAGTATGCCATATAAGTGAAATATGTAGGACCGGTGAGTGGTCCTGCTGAAAAGAGAGTTGAAGGTAAGTCTACTCCTAGAAGCATAGTACCTCGACCTCCACTGCTCAATCTTGTAGTATCACTACATGAGACAGTAGAAAATCTTTTGCAAAGTGCTAAGACACTATTGATTCTTTCTCCACCATAGACTCTTGCTCCTAAAGGACTTGAGATATTAGTATTATCACACGAAGAGGAACCTATGTCACCATCGATTGCAGTACTTGCTACTGCTTCGAAAGTTTCTTCAGACATAGGTACTATGTCTCCTTCTTCTGGAATAGTTTCTAATCTCGTCAATCCAAGTGGAGCACTAATAGATTCTAAAACAGTTTCATCTTCATAGTCGAAATAGGTAAACTGTTCAGAACTAGATACTGTAGATCTCCACACTACTGGATTTTTAGGTGCATAGAATTCAGCATCACACACACAAGTAGAAACTTGCAAGTAGACAGAAGCTCCTGCTTCTACTCCTGCGAGAGAGTTTACTACTACAAATTTGAGATAACCGTTTCCACATATTTCAAGAGAGTCGTGACTCCAAGGAGCAGCGATATCTAAGTTGTTACCCGTCATTAAACTTGGTTTAGTTTGATGAAAGTTCCAAGATTGTGTCCATGGAATGTCAATAACAATTTCGTGTGAATCAGATATATCTAAGATGTGTGCGTATGGGCGAAAGATACCTTCATTAACATCCGTTTGAGTAAGGGGCATCGTCGAGTCACTGCGAGATTCGTATATTATAGCAATTCTTCCTCTAGCAAACTTATTTGCTAAAACTTTAATTCTATAACGAACGGTTCCTCTCCAGTATTTGAAGAGGTTCCCTACGAAAGCGGCTGGGGTATTGAGATTCGTATTGGCTTGAATCTGTGTATATCCACAAGAAACTGGTAAGGTACCAATTACAGTGTTCGGATCGTTGGTTACTACCCAGGGGTAATTAGATATCCATGCTTCTTTCATAGCTATGCCACTAAGAGTCAAATCTTCTTTGTTTGTAACTATACCATACCCTCCATCTCCTACGGAGACTTCCATTTTAGGGTCTAAGGATAGTTTAGCATTGGAAAATTTACCTGTGACTTGCGATGAATTGCTAAACATATACGGTCTCATACCTCCTTGATCTTCTAAATTAGGAACTCTTGAGTATCCAAAGATCTTAGCTATATTTGCAACGCTGGTGGCAGCAATTTCTGTAGCTAAAGCGAAGGGTCCGAGAACTGGGATGGCCGTCATGGTCGCAGCTGCTTTAGCTACTACTGTAGCAGGAGCACTTATAGCACCTTCCTCTGTGTATTCATCGGACTGAGCTTGTAAGGCGGAACCAGTTGCAAATGCGATCTCAACATCTTTCATATAGGCATAACAAGCTATATCTATCAATACACTTAGGGAATCAGATGATTGTAAGCCCACTACAGACTTAGATCTTAGTTTCCCCATGTTAGTGAAAGCATTAGAGTCAGCTGTCATATCTAACCAATCAGGAGCCCACGCAAATGGTAGTTCCATCTCAATAGGGACACTATTGGCTGGATCTATATAAACATGCGGCATCTGAGAATGTTTGAGAATGAACGGGGCAGCAATATTTTGCTGATTAGCATTATATAAACCTTCTAGTGGCTCATACCAAATGAGGCCTGAACCCCAGTGATAAGGAGAACCATTAGGAACAAATCTTACGACTAAAGTTCCTCTGATTAACTTGAAGGTTTCTAACTTTTCTTTGATTGCAGAATTAGTTAAAAATGTTGCCCATGGATTGACGGCGCCTGCTGGTAGAATCATGGACGTATTACTATATAATGCCGTCCCTAGACCAACAGGTCTTTTGAGATATTCTTCTAAAGAAATAGAGGATGAGCCTGGGGCTATGGATCCCATATTAATGTTAGAAGCTTTTAGTATCACTCCTTCTTGGTTATCTTCGAATGATACATTTTGGTGGGTAGCTGTGCTACCGAATTGAATATTTTGTTGTTTACTAATACGTTTTTCTTCAGACTGCGGTTGTATTATCCCAGCAAGTCCTAGATTAGTTGTGGGTCTATTAAGAGCTCCCGGGTCCAGTATATCGAAACCCTCTCTAACAGAGACTGATCCTTTTTCTGCGCCTGCATAATCGGGCTGGTGAACAGAAATGTAACTATCGTCTCCTGGCAGTCGCTGCGAAGGTATTATTCCTTCCTCGAGATGCCGCTCGAGTTCCATTATTCTATGATAATGGGGAGCTTGTGCTATTAAAGTTGTAATGTAAGTATCCAATCGAACGTCTACACAATTCTCTCGAAATCGTGACATAAGTTCATCATATATTTCTTCATAATATTTCTCACCATGGAAGAAAGCTTCTCTTAATGCTGCAGTAGCAGCAGCAACAGATTGTTCTAAGTGAGACAATACTCTGCTCTTTACGATATAATTCATCATTTTATTGATAGATTTTTTCGCAAGAGGTGCAAATACACCGAATTCTGTGATTTCGAAAGATCTCTTTAAGAATGTAGCTTCACTAATATGAATAAATGGTACAGATTCAGATTCTTTATCTGCCATTGTATATTCTATATTTATAGAAGCAAGAGCATCCATTAAAGTTGTATGATTGAAGTCATATTCATGAATAGAGATGTTTAATATATTATCATCGCCATAAGTCATTAATATAACATATTCTTTGAATGGGTACACCATAACCTTTTTAGCGGGTATTTGTTTGATGTGATAATATGCGTATCTCATCAGAGTACAATTATACATTGAATTTAGAGTTGCTGTTAATAATGATCCCGATATAAATCCATTAGCGGTGACGTAAAGGTCACCAAAGATTAGTTTAATTGGGAAACAATCATCGTAGGCAATCAATAGCATAACTGATTGATTTTTACGCAAAAAGTTTATAGTTCTTTGGAAAATGTATCTTAGAATAGGTTTCTCAGCATGAATTAGTCTACATTCACATTCGTGAATAGTACGTAGAATAAAAGATTTGAGAATCATATATCTTACATAACACATAGCATGTTTATCAAATGCCACGAAGTCACCCGCACCTACGCGGTCCTCGCCGAATTGTGTAATGTGTTTGTAAAATACTTCCCATTCGTCAGAAGTAGCATTCATTCCTACTGCGCACTCAAAAGCGTAAGGATTCCTTTGAGTCAATACAAGGGTCCAACCCCAGTATTGGCGGAGAGTCATAAGGAATGCTAACGGCGTACTATAGAATATACGCGTTTTCCCCATGTTCCTTTTCTTTTTTGATAAGTGCTCATTTTTAGCAGTAGAAGTTACGATAGGATGACATAGCCTACCTTCCTTGTAATTTTGAAGGTATTGGTAATATTCATCTTTTACTCTTGTATCTATATCAACTACTTTGTCACCTTCCATAATAAATAGATCGCTTTTCTTTTTGAATAAAGGAAATCCGGAAGAAGTGCTCTTCTTCATTCTATCCATATACGCGACACCATCTTTTCCATTTAAAATTTCATCGAAAGTCCACTCACGGACAATTGCGAAATCTTTATCTGGAACTGCTGCCAAAGCTTCAAAAAAGTAGTTATCAATACAAGCTTGAAACATATCTATATTTATATTAGGCATTGGTTCACATTCTGATTGGCACGCTAGGGAATAGGGATCGTAATAAGTTGGCTCTCCTTCGAGATTGACACTCCATCCTTTCTTTAGAATTGGTGGGTACATTGTGTTTTCTTCGTCTGGAGTTCGAAAGAAGAGAGAATTAATACAAGTATGTTTCCTAGGATATCGTATATATCGCTGGATAGTACATAGTGGTCTAATGTTCCCTACAATCTTACGCAAAGAAGAGTTCTTTACCAAAGCTTGTGCTTCTTTCAAAATATTAGGATCTACCATAAACGTAGGCTGATTAGTTAATTCATAGCATTGTGCTTCTATATTAAAACGGTTCTGGATCATCTGTATAACGCTAGCGTCTATACGCGTCGAGTAACCACGAGAGGATTCGTCTTTTCCTGCTACGTGCATACCTGCAAAATACATATGATTATTCCATTCTATGAAAATAGGGGCACCACTATCACCTATACGGACAGTACCGTGTGGGTAAGTAACTTTATCTGCTTTGCCTATAGAATAGCCTGAATAATGAGGAATCAATTCATATTGTCCTGTACCTTTTAAAACCTTAAATTCATTTAATCTTTTTGATAATAATAAGTAATTATTTAGCCCATCCATTTTTTGTTTAGAAAAGTCATGGAAAAATTTCTTCCAAGAATTTTGGGATGGTGCTCCTACTACTACAAAAGCCATTAAATCTAAGTGAGGAAGAGGGCAAATTAAGTCTGCGGTAAGTGTTAAATTCTCTACAAAGATATCAACTGGGTGATCATCGCTATGACGTTGCCCTATTGTTATAGTGCTTTTGCTGATATCTGCTCTCTTAAACAAGTGGTGACAAGTTAAGAAGATTTGACCTCCTATACTGTAACATACACCTAAATTATAGAATATTTCACCTTTGGTATAGGCTTTGACTTCTATAGAGTATATATTTTTAGAGAGCGTAGATACAAGCTCATCTAATTTAGTATAAGAAGGGTGTGCGCTTTTGATAACAGCATCGAGTTCAAATTTTTCTTCATTTTTGATCCAAACGTTACTTTTAACTTTGTGATCTTTTTCTAGACTATCTACGTCTTCTGCTGTAATTTCGCTAATACCAGTAGGAAATTTGAGGAATTTTATATCGACTTCTTCATCTTCTTCTACATCTTGATCTTCTTCATTGGTTTCAACTAAGTCTTCTTTAACTTCTTTACTTTCTTCTTTATCGCTCTCTTTATCTTTAGAATGAGTCTCTTTGGAATGAGATTCAATTTCTTTGCGTTTTTCGATATAGGTACGTAAAGCTGGAGTAATTAATACAATAGCAGCAATAAAAGCCGCCGATGCGACTTTCTTCTTGTGCTCTTTTAAAAGATTCTTAAGGTAGTGGCGTTGTAACGCTCCCCAATCTTTTATCTTGTATTTATAAAGTAAAGCTCTTTCAGTGTATTTCCAATATACCAATTTTCCAAATCGCAAACGCCTATAATAGGCTCGCAATTTGGGAGAGAGATATACATGTCCGGGATCTCGGACAAAGTGAGGAAGAGTATAAGCTGTAAAGGCTATAAATCCAGTTACAAATGTCATAATATGGCATATAATAGATAAGTAGAGAGGAAAGAAAGGACTAGCATGTGAGAAAAGAGTAAAAAACAAAGATATAATAAATATTTGTATTCCACTCATAAACTCACTAATACTTAAATCATAGTTAATGATAAAATTTCCTAACCAAATTTGATAAGAACCATATTTCGCTTTAGCAAATATTATTATAAATTTTAACCAATCTTCAGG